CCATACGTGCAATAAGTTGCAATGGTGATGCAGTTGTAGTTCCTCTTGATTGTGCGCCCGGCATTCTAGGTGCTAGAGGAATAGAGTCACCAGTTGTACCTGATGAAGGTGAAGTGGTGATGTTATTCATGTCAGACATGTCTAACTGGTTCACTTTCAAAAATTCACCATTTAGCTCACTTGACGTTGGGTGCTGTGCAGTACCTGAAACAGTTGATGCGTACTGCCCAGTTGCTGGGTTAGTACCTGTCATGTACATTAAGATGTCAGCGTCTATTGAGTCAGCCATTTTGTATGCTGCTCTATCTGCAGCTAGGCTTACAAAGTCAACGTGTGAGAACTGCTCTTCAATGTCATCCATTTTGAAAGCAAAGTAGTTAGCTTTGTCAATGGTTAACTGGAAGTCAGAGTCTGCTAACTTCTGTACAGTAATGTTTGTGTGTCTCTGTAGAGCGTTAACAGTTACGTCTGGTTCTTTTTGGATGCGTACAACGTCACCCTGATTTGCAATCTCTCCGAAGTAGGAGTTGTTTGTGATTGCGCTTACGACAGATGCTTTTCGCAATGCGATTTGCGCCTGTTTGGAGTACATTATCGGGCTGAAGTTGCCTGTAAAGCCTCCACTTGCTGATGTAATAGCCATAGTTAAAATCTCCTTATAGATATGGCGTGGGGTTAGTACACTACATATCCACCTGAAGAGGCTCTTCGTTGTAGGGTAGTCAGCTATGCTCAGAGATTGCGCTATCTCTTTGCGCTGGGCCTATACTTAGAGGTAAGTCTTTGTGTGGCTAGTGCTTGTTAAAGCATACACACTGTTGTTGTGTATATGCTATAGTTGTATCTACGATGTTAAGAATGTCAACTACTTTCTTGACAGATCGTAAATAAATCTTCCGTTACGTTGAGCATCTAAAATTTCTTCCTGACGCTTCTCGTATTCTTTAATAGACATTGCTTCCACTTCAGATTCACGGATATGGTTAGCCATTTCATCTGGTTCTGGTGCTGCATTGCTTTTTGTTTTAACTGAAGATGCTGCTGCTTTCTCTGCAGGTTTAACTTTCTTCTTGTTAGTAATACCTTTGTCAACTTTATACAAATCTATTACACGTGCTACAGACTTTGCATCATCTACATTCTCATACAAAGCATCTTGTACCCATTTAGGTTGATCCTTTGCCCAGTTATGAAATGCATCATCTTGACGTATCTCTATAAAGTCAGGATGTATCTTAACTAGTTCTGCTTCTGCCTTTTCTTTGTGAGCATTAAGACGCATCTCTTCTAGTTCAGCCATACGTTCTTCTAAGTCTTTAGCTGCTTTCTTAGACTTCTTATCAGCAATGCTTTCTATGATAGAAGCAACATCAGGATACTTTTTAGTCCAAGCTTCTAACTCTTCATCTGTTTTAGGAAGTACAAGTTCTTGTTTTGAAGCTTTGTTTAGTTGCTCCTCTAAAGCTTTTATCTTTTGATTAAACTCTTCTTCTTTTTTCTGTGAGTGTCTACGCAGATCTCCATAACGTTTTTTGAAGTTCTTTTCTTCAGCACCTAATTCACTGTCATCTTCTTGTGCTTCTGCTTTGGGTTCTTCTTTTTGTTTGGTATCACTCTCTGCCTGTACTGGTTCAGCTTTAGGCTCTTCGCTACTGGGTTGATCTTCAGAACTTTCTTCATCTGTTATTCCTAACGCTTCTTTCTTCATAGCTAGAAGCTCTTCTTCGTCTTTCTTAATACGCTCTTCGTTACTTAGGTAACCTCCTCTACCCATCAATACTCTTGGGATATCAGGTTTTACCATTGGATGTCGTTTTGCTTCTTCGTTTGTAGCCATTTGTTTTCTCCTTATGTTGGGGTCAGCCGAAGCTGAGTGGCCTTATAGTTATTTGGATTTTTTAGTTTTCTTTTTAGCTAGGCCGCCTTTGTTACGGCCTCCTCCACCAGAACGTCTTCCTCTTTTTTCAGAGTATGGATCGTTGGCAGGTTTTGTGTAAGATGGGGCAGGGGGAAGAGATGGAGGATCTTGAAAAGTTACTCGACTTCCACCAAATTCTTCTGCTGGATCTGTTCCCATACCACCAAAACCGCTATCTACAGGTGGAACATTATCATAAGGTCCTTGTACAAATGGTTCGTCATCATCGGTATCCCTAGTTTTAGCTTCTTCCATTGCATCTGTAAAACGTTTATCTTCAATACTTTTTTGTATTATTTCTGCAGGTGTATAACCTAAATCAACAGCATCAGCAGCATTTATGCCCGGAGTTGTAACGCCATCTTCTTCTTGATCGTTTGGTGTATATGGAGCAGCAACTGTACCTGCCTCTGTAGGATCATCAAAGTCTACATCAGGCATTTTAGGTTTAGGTATCTGACCTGCTGCTGTTTGAAGAGTATTACCTGTAATTTTATCTACTAAAGTTTTTATTAAACCGGGTTCATCTCTATTTGCTATATCAAGAAGTTGCTCTAGTCTCATTCTATCTACGTTAGAAATGTTAGGATCTGCTAGTCTTCTTTCTATTTCTGCTTTAGTTCTACGTGTTTGATCCCACATAGCAAGTCTAGTAAAAGGACTTAAACTTGCAAATACTTTACTACCAAAACTTTTGTGGTCCTCTACCATTTGCTGTAGTTCTTCTATAGACAATTCTTTGTAGTTGACAGGAGTAGCTGTTGGCATATCCATACCACTACCACCATCATCAGAACCACCACTACCACCTACTGGAGGAACTTCAGGAGCTACAACTACATCGTCACCCACTGGGTAATAACCTGCAGGTATCTCCATTTGTGGTTCACCATCTATGAAGGTAATAAATATTCTATGTCCTTCATCATTCATGTACTCACGCATCTCTATGACAGGACCTTCACCTTGCCCATAGTTAGCATAAGCGTTCTCCATATCAAAGCCACCTTTTTGATCAGGTGCATAATATGGCCCTTGATTAAACTGAGACTCACCCCCTATAAGATGTTGATCTTCATCGGGTACAAGTCCACCTTCATCCATGCCTAATTCTTTTTTTAGGTTTTTAACAAGTGCTTGAAAGAATGGTTGCCTTTCAAAGTCTGTATTAAAAGGTTCTTGTTGTCCTGTATATGCACCTTGTACTTGACCTGCTGACGGGGCTGCTGTTCCAAACTTACGTGCGCCACGTTCTGCAAGGTTTCCACCAAACTGTAAGTCTAAATTGTATTTATTACGTGTAGGCTTATCATCGTCATCACCACCGCTAAATAAATCTTTCATACTCCTATATAGTGCTTCGCCTCTTGTTTTTGGTTTGTTCTTTCTAGCTTGAACTCTTTTAGAAATGTTTTCAGGAGAATAATAATCAGATGGTTTAGAGCTAGAGGAGCTTGATTTATTATCATCATCATCTCTGAAAGCTGAAGCCATTATCTCTGCATGTGTTTTTCTTGGACCACTACGCTTGGGAGGTTTTATATCTCTATTCTTTGTAACACCCTCGTAGTCCTTCATAGACATGCCGCCTCTACGCATCTCTACAGGAGCTTCATCATCCATTATCTCTAAGTCTAACTCAGATAGTTCTATATCCATATCATCATTCATGTCCATAGGCTCACCACCTATACGTCCATCTTCTGCCATCTGAGCATAGCCCATCTTAGCTTCTTTACGCAGATCTTCAAATAGTTTTACACCATGAAAGTTTACTACGTCAGCAGGAACAACTATTTCACCTTCACTTAGATTAGCTGGTATGTCATCTCGTACATTCTCTGCTGTAGAACCTAATGGTATATCATTACCTGATACAGGATCTTGACCTATAGTATTATCAGGTACATCACCAAAGTTCATGCTCATTTGTTCTTCTAATGCCATACCGCCCTCGCTAAATAATGTAGGTTTTTTAATGTCTGGAGATGTTTTCCTCAAATCCATCTCACGCATCTTGGCAACTCTTTCAGCAGAAGTTTCACCAGATCGTTTTGCAAATATCTGTTTTCCAATTTGTACAACAAGAGGAGAATCGAATACAGGCATATTAGTTTCTCTGTCGTAAAAGAAGCCACCTCTGTCGGGATTATATCCTACGTGAACAAAGTCAGGATCATCAAAAACACTTTTTGCTAAATCGTGTGCCTCTTGATCTGTGTACATCTTTTTAGATGCAGGGTTAGAAGCAACTTGTCCGTTAATTGTTGCGTGAGGGTACTTGGTTTTTTCTCCTCTTGCAATATCAAAAGAAGGTTTTTGTGGAGTAGGAAATTTTACATCCTCTATAACCATTGTCCTAGAGAAAACACTTTCTGCTCCTTTTGCTCCTTCTTTTCTAAATGTAATTTGTGGAACATAAACATCAAATCTATTGTATGCAGGTATATCTAATCGAGCCATCACTCTATCACCTGCTGCTATTTTTTTAGCTCCTTGAGCCATAGATTTTTCTAAACCTATTATACCTTTTTCTCTTTTGTTTTTATCAAGTGCAAAAACTATTTCTGTAAAGGTAGGTAGTTGTTCTAGTTCAGTAAACTTTTCAACATCAGCAAAAGCTTTTTCTCTAAACTCTTTAGATGTTATTTCATTTCTTTCTAAAGCTTGAGCTTCTTCTGCAAAAGGTCTTTTACCTGCTTCATCTTGTTTTCTATTTGCAGCCTGTGCTTCTCTAATTTTTGCAATATCTTCTTCTGTAGAATCTAATAATCCTTCTGCAGCATTAATATCAGTAGTTTCATCTACCTGACCTCTAAGTTCTTTATAATTAGGATTATCTAAAGTTAAATAGTCTTCTTCTTTTGGTTTAGGTTTTAACCTAATGTTACCACCCATCATACCTAAAGCATCAGGATCAATTTCAACACGTTTTAGTGTATCTGCAGCTTTACGTATACCTGCAGCAGCAGCGTCACCTATACCCGGAATTGCACCAATTAAGGCAGCACCACCTAGCGCAGCAATGAGTTTGTAGTTAGGATCTTCCTTCATTAACTCATCGTACACTTCTTTTGCTGCCATAGCATCTCCTATAATAGGAGTCATCTCAGCAACAGATAAAGCGGCATCTTTTAAAGTAAGATCAGTATTTACGTCCGTTACAGGTTCTACACCGTAAGACCTTACAAACTCAAGACGGTCTTCCTCAGTTGGCTCATCCACCATTTACCGTTTCCTTTAGTAACTTTAGTTTCCTAAGTACGTCTATCGCACCTTGTTGTCTATGCATAATGTGTGGTTCGTTTGCTGTTTCCAACGCACGTTGTCTTATATAAATTAAATCATCTAAATGTTTTTGAAACTGTTCATAACATTCTTTATCATTGACCAACTGCTTGAGGTGCATTTCCTGTAAATCCTTGTTCTTCAGGTAGTGGTGCTGTACCCATACCTATCTGTGAACCTCCACCTCCAGTAGTATCAGCTACACTTTGTGGACCTTGACCTTCAGGAGCAGCTACACCTTCCTCTGGTGTAGGCATTGGTGCTTGAAAACCTTTTAGTATCTCAGCTTGTATAGCTGCGTCAGCAATAGAGTTAGTTACCTTGTCAGGGTCTAAGTCCATGCTCTTCGCAATCTCACGTATAATATAATCCATTTTTGCAAAAGGTGCAAGTACTGGATTCTGTGCAACCTGTAAAAACTGCATCAAGCGCTGGCTACGTACTTCATTAGCCATCAAGCTTTCTGTACCAGATGCATTTACTTCTAGGTCACCTTTTATCTCTTCATCAAAATCAAACTGCATGTTGAATGCAAAGAATGCTTTACCTAGTGGACGTATTAGATAATCATCTACATTCTTAACAACAGTTCGGATACTTCCGTTGGCAGCAGACATAAGCATACTAATACCAGAAGCAGTCCTGCCAACACCTTGGACACCTGTTTGTCCGTGTGCGAATGATGGGAATCCCGTTGACTCATCAGCTAAAACCCTCGCTTTATCAAATAGTTGCATGTTTTCTTGTGCCACGTTGGGAAACTTTGTACCAAAGATTGCTTGTCCCGGAGCGCCACCTTGTCTTCTAAATATCTTTCCGGGATAAACAGAAAGGTCTTGACCCGGAACTAGGTTAGTCTCATCTACTTCTATGATAAGATTACCTGACATTGCTGCGTTATCAATAGCCATACGCATAAAGCCATTCATCAATGTCTGTGTATCATCCATGTTCTCAGCAATACCAACGCCAAAGAAGGAGTATGGGTTATGCTCGTATGGTACAGCATAATATGGAATACGTGTAGGCTTGAATGGGTTTAGTACAAAACGTATTACTTCACCGTTACATACCCATACGTTACAGTTAACTTCATCTAAGTCACTTAGTTCACTAGGTACATCAACACCATGCTCTTCTAATATCTTGGTATCTACATAGCCCCAGAACTCTAATACTTCCCAACGCTCTGATGTCGGTTGAGTATCATCGTCCTCCATAGTCATTTCCCAGTACTTCTGTGTATAGTCTGGTCCTTTGTCTATGGCGTTCTGTACACCATCATCTAAAAAGTATGGACGTGACTTGAGTTTACGTAGCTGTGTACGTGACATCTTATGTCTTTGTACAACATACTCTGCATCTTCCATAGACTTAGCTTCAGGGTCAGGATAGAAATCCCATATAGAAACATGCTCACACTCTGGAACAGTCTTTACAATAGGATCATACTCACCATCTTCATTCCAGTTAGGATACTCTTTATCTACAGCAAAAGCACCTTTCATAGCACCTGTACCTAGTAGAGCCATTTCAAATGCCATACTTCTTAGATGTGTAGTAGCTCCACTTTCTTGTAGCTGGTCATGAATTTTCTTTTCCATCTTCTTAGCTGCAACCATAGCAGGATGGAATGTTACACTAGTTTGTGTAGTACCATCACCCTCTATAATCTTTTCAGATACAGGTTCTAGTTTGTTCTCCATGCCAGCTAATCTTGCCTGAAGATCCATAAGAGTTTCACCCGGCTGTAGTTCTGTATCGCCATCTATAAGATAAGGTCTTGGCGCTGGTGAACCCATAGCTGCACTAATAGCAGAGGTTGCTGTCTCTGCTCTAGGATCTATGTTTATGTGTACTGATTCTGCTACACCTTCAGGTAATACTGATGGGTTTACGGATAGAGGAAACTTATTGTTACCAAACAGTACGTCTACTATCTGTCCGTACGCTGCTAATGTTTTTGTTTTAGTTACTTTTACAAATACACGTGACTTCTCTGAGTCAGTAAATTGTACATCTGATCCATACAAACCACGATAGTTACGATAGGCTTTTAGCCATCGTTGTTCATCAGCATACCTAGAGTCCTCAGATCTTTTGTATCTATCTTTTACAAAGTCTATTACGCTGTGCTTTTCTTTAAAGATGGAATCGAGTGCGTCCTCTGCTGCAACGACATCATCTGTTTCAAACATTTCTTCTGCCATATTTAATATCCGAATGTTGAGTCACTAGCTTGAAAGCCAGATCTTTGTTTGGCTGGGTTGTAATCCCATATACTACTGCGTGGTCTAGTCATTATACCATAGCGTAATGCATCATACAAGTGATCTTCTGCTTTGGTGTCTACATCTTCTGGATTCTTTTTGTCCAGTGGGATGCTTGGTATCTGTGCTATAGTGTTCACACAGTTATTCATAAATACTAACATAGGCTTTTCTGTAAACTCATCTACCTTTAGACGCCTATGTATTTCGTTTTTACCTGCGATACGTGAGCCTCTTGAGCGATCAGAAGGACGCCATCGACAACCCTTCATGTTCATTTGCTCTGCTAACGATGGCCCAGTATCGCCTC